TAGTACATTAGCACCAAAATATATGCGTTATGCGAATAGGTTTAGTAATAGGACACCACGAACAAGGCAAGGGGGCTTATTCTCCTCACTTAAAAGTTAGTGAATGGGATTTTTATAATGAAGTAATTGAACACTTTAAAGCCATTCATACAAAGCATGACTTCTATGTGTTTAGACACGATGCAAGCGTAAAGGGTTACAACACTAGAATGAAGGACACCGCTGCAGAGATTAACCGCGTAGGTGTTGACTTAGTAATTTCATTACACTTTAATTCTCACGCTTCGGATGCAAGCGGATGTGAAACTTTATACACCGCAAAAAGTGATGAGGGCAAAAAATACGCTAAGTTATTTAATGACCATGTTTGCGAGTGGATAGATGTCAAGAACAGAGGTATAAAACCAAAGTTTTCTGGGGATAGAGGTTTTGGCGAGTTGTATTACACCAATGCACCTACTATTTTGATAGAGCCTTTCTTTGGTAGCAGCGAAAGCGACTGCAAAGAAGTAGTAAATGCCAACTATATGGCGCAAATATTAAATGACTTTCTGACATGCAAAATATAACCACCTTATTTTTACTTTTACTTTTACTTTCTGGGTGCGATTCGCTAAAAACCGCAAACAAAAACAAGGTAGACAGACAAGAAACCGAAACCATACGGACGCAAATAAAGCGACCTGGCGACACTTTAAGGATAGAGGTGCCTAAAGTTACATATAAGGACACAACTATCGTTAAAACGAACTACGTTAACCGTACAGAAGCCCGCATAAGATACGATAGCAACGGCAATAAAACAGTTGAGTGTATTAGTTCAGAGATTAACGAGCTTAAAGAGGAAATACGTACGCTGAACGACAATAGCAAAATTAAAGCTAGTACAAAAGAAACCTCTTTTAATTCTGTTAACATTCTTTATATATTTTTAGGCTTAGCCTTTCTTTTATTTGTATTTAAAAAACTTTAATCATGCCAGATATTTCTATGTGCGCAAACGATTCATGCAAGGCACGCCTTGACTGCTATCGATTTACTGCAACTCCTAACGGACAGTACCAAAGTTACGCTCAATTCACACCTAAAGACGACAACGGATGCGATTACAAGATCAAATTAGACCAAGACTAAGAAACGGTAGCAAAGCTGCACATTTAAACATTACAAAGCCAGAGCGGAGGATTTTAGAGATAGGCGATTTACATTGCCCCTTTGATTTAGAAGGTTATCTACAACACTGCATAGACACATACCACAATTATAACTGCAATCAAGTTGTTTTTATTGGAGATGTAATCGATAGCCACTATTCAAGCTACCATGAAACCGACCCAGATGGAATGGGTGGAGGGGATGAGCTTGATTTGGCTATTAAAAGGCTTGCAAAATACTACAAAGCATTTCCAAAAGCGGACGTCCTAATAGGAAACCATGACAGAATTATAATGCGTAAGGCATTTAGCGGAGGTATTCCTAAACGCTGGATAAAAGGCTTTAGCGAGGTGTTAGAAACTCCAGGTTGGAACTTTACCGATAGGATAGTTTACGATCAGGTCCAATACGTACATGGCGAAGCTGGAACGGCTAGATCAAAAGCTAAAGCAGATATGATGAGCACCGTTCAGGGGCACCTCCACACGCAATGCTACACCGATATAATGGTAGGTGCTAACTTTAGAATATTCGGTAAGCAAGTAGGCTGCGGAATAGACCACGACGCATACGCTCTAGGCTATGCAAAGCGAGGTAAAAAACCCGCAATTTCGTGCGGTGTTACAATAGGAGGGCATACCTCTTTTAACGTGCCTATGAAACTTTAACATTTTATAATTAGGTTTATATATATAAGTTTGTTTATATTTGCTTTATGAAAAATAAGCAAATAAAAAAAGTAGTTAAGCTCGGGAGTGGGATAACTACAACGCAAACATTAAAGAATGGAGTAATCACGATTCAAATAGGCAAGCCATGGAAGTAGATAGACTAAAAAAGGTCTACTCTCTTTTAGAACATGGCTTAAAAAAGAAAGCTGCAATACTAGCCAATTGCCGACTATCAAATTTTCTGACTACAACAAACGAAGAGGTTGCAAAGCATAGGATTAAATGCGTAATAGAAACGCAAAGACTAGCTTTAAATACTGCGAGTTATACACTTTTTCAAATGGAACAGATATGAGCATTTTAAAAGTTAAGCCGTTAATAGATGACTACTTTAATTTAGACTTATCGCAAAAAAGTAGAGAACTTGATTTTGTACTAGCAAGAGCCGTTTATTTTAAAGTACTTAGAGATGTGTATTTTCAATCTTACCAGTCAATGGGTAGGAGCATAGGCAAAGACCATGCAACCGCGATGCACAGTTATAAACATTTTAATTCTTACCACGACTACTACAAATCTGTGGAAGAATGTTATAGGCACGTTCAAATTAAATTAGGTTTGATTGAAAAAGACCCAATAGATTTGGTAAAAGATTTAGACATTAAAGAGCATGTAAAAGAATGCCTTACTTATTTAGTACAATTAGATGATAACGAATTAAAAGCATTTATACCGAAAATTGACTTATATTTAAAGTCAGTAAAATATAACCGTAAAAAACAACAAGAATGGGTACGCACGTCGAACAGTTAGCAGATAGAGATTATTTAGGCGGGTATAGTCTTTATGGATTAGATCACCTAGACGCAATCATTAAAGAAGTAAAAAGGGAAGAAGTACCAGATCAAAACGGTAAGAAGTCCCCTTGTGTAGTCGCTTACTTTCAAAATGGAATTAAGCCAATGATTTTAAATAGCACCAACCGAAAGAAAATTATATCTCTTTTGGGAACTCCTGAAATTGAAAAATGGTCTGGAGTTAAAATTAGAATAGTTACAGAAAAGGTAAAAGCTTTTGGAGCAATACACGATGCGCTAAGGATCGCAAACGAATTGCCTTCTTTACCAGAATTAAACGAAAAACACCCAAAGTGGGAAAGTGCAAAGGCAGCCTTAAAAGCTGGCAGCATTACGATTGAGCAATTAAAAAAGAACTATCATGTTACAGGAAAGCTATAAATTTAGATGCCGAGCAAGTGGCTTAGGTAAGATCATGGGCGTGCGCGGAATGGGTAAGACTGGCGAGACATTTGTAAAAGAATGGCTAATTGAGAAAATTTACGGAACGCGTAAAGAGATACACAGTAAGTATCTAGACAAAGGAAATGATAACGAAGGCATTGCAATTGAAATGGCAGCTCAACAACTTAAAGAGCCTATGCTATTAAAAAATGACCAATGGTTTGAAAATGAATGGATACATGGAACGCCAGATGTATTATTGCCTAATTTAGTCATCGACGTAAAATGCAGCTGGGATGCTTTCACATTTCCACTATTTGAAACGGAACTGCCAAACATGGATTACTATTGGCAAATGCAAGCTTACATGTGGCTTACTGGTAAGACTGAAGCTAAAGTAGTGTATTGCCTTACTGAAACAGATTACGAAAATCCTCAATATATAGGAGTACCACAAGACAAATTGATAAAGGTTTTTAGTATACCTTTCGACCCTGAAGCAATCGAGAAAATTAAAACTAGAATAGAAGAGTGTAACGAATATTTTAAAACAATAGTATAATGGAAGTAAATGGTAAAGTAAAAGCAATCGGACAAACGGAAACAGTCGGTGCTAAAGGATTTCAAAAAAGATTAATTGCGGTTGAAACTTTGGAGCAATATCCGCAAGTATTAGGTATTGAATTTGTCCAAGATAAGACTAGCTTATTAGATGCCGTAAAAGTTGGCGACAATGTAACTATTGGCATAAATTTAAGAGGTAGAGAATGGGAAAACCCACAAGGCGAAATTAAGTACTTTAACACTTTAGGAGGTTGGAAAGTTACTGTTAACGAAAAAACACAAAGCAATGAGCCAGAGCCAAGCGGAAATGACCTACCCTTCTAGGGAAAGCCAAAAAAAGCAAATAGAGGATTTAATTCGGGGTGGTTCTATCCACCCTGATAATCCCTTACTAATGGAAATAAATAGAAAATATAGAGAATTATGCACAATTTAGAACAAGTAAACCACTACGGAGAAAGACCCGACGTAATAGATTTTAACAAAAAGTACGAACTTGATTTTAATTTAGGAAGTGCGGTTAAGTATATAGCTAGAGCTGGTAAGAAATCAAACGAAAGCAAAGAGAAGGATTTAATAAAGGCAATCGACTGTATTAAAAGGGAGTTGGATGTCTAAAATATCACTATTTCCAAAAGGATTTCCGACGAAAGACGACCCGACAAAATATGCACCCGCTCGCATTCCAGAGCAAGAACTTGCAATAGAAACCTATTTCGATCATATTAAAGATGGCTTATGGCAAGATGAAATACTAGCCTACCGTACTGGCAAAATTGACAAGACCCAACTCCGAGGAGTTACACCTTGCGGAACTTTTACCAAGCGAGCAGCTAACGCAATAAAGGAGCCAAGTGGAACAATAGCAATTGATATAGACAAGCAAGACCAGATCGAGGGTTTAAGACTTGATCATGTCCGTATTAGATTGATGCAGGATAGCTACACGCAAGCCGTACACGAAAGCGCAAGCGGTAACGGTGGAATGGTTGTATATGTAAAGATTGATCCAAAACGCCACAAGGATGCTTTCTTAGGTCTTGAAAAGTATTTTGCTAATGAGTACGGAGTTGTAATAGATAAGAGCTGTAAGGACGTCAGCAGGTTTAGATTTGTATCATTTGATCCAGACCTTTACTATAACAATAGGAGCAAGACTTTTAAAACATACCTAGCGAAAACTGAAAAGCCCAACCCTAACCGAGCTACGTATATACACACCAGCGAGGATTTAGATCACGTATGGGAGCAGATAGCAAGCAAGGGGTATGATATAGCTCCAGACTATTTTGATTGGCTTAGATGCGCTATGGCGTTATCAAATCACTATGGCGGGCAAAAAGGTTTAGATATCTTTCATTTGATTAGCCAAAACTCTAGCAAGTACGACGCTAAGAAATGCGACGATCAATATGCTGCGGTATCAAAAGCAAGCTATTCAGACGTAAGCATAGGCACGCTTTTATACCTTGCTAAGAATGTAGGGGTAGAAATTAAAACACCAAAGACCAGGGAAATTGAAAGCGTGGTAAAGCAAAGGGTCAAAGCCGTAGGTACTAACGGTGGAGCTGCGACCAAAGAAGATGCCGTTAAGGATGCGGAAAAATTCCTAGTTGAGCAGAAGGGGCATGATGAGATCAGCATAAGGGAGGTTTCAAATCAAATTCTAGAGCTTACTCCTAGCGAATTAAACCAAAATACTGGCGACCTTTTAACTGACCTGGAGACTTTTATAGATGGCTTACCTTTAAAATTTAATGAGGTAACTATGCACTATGAATATGAGGGCAAAGAGATGAGGGAACGAGACTGGAACAACCTATATATTAACTCGCTTAAGGTGGTATCTGATAAAATTAGTCAGCAGCGTTTTGAGTTAATGGTAAGGAGCGACAATGTACCTACGTACAACCCGTTTGAGCAATACTTTGAACGTAACAAGCACAGAACTAGCAAAGGTAATTTTGAAGCCTTGTGTAAGGCTATAACGCATGAACAAAAATTTGAGTTAAACAATACGGAATATATAGCGAATGACTACCTAGAAATATACTTAAAAAAGTGGCTGCTAGGAATGATCAGCGCAATGAATGGCACGTACTCACTTTTAATCCTGGTATTGACTGGAGGGCAAGGAACTAGTAAAACTAAATTCTTTAGGGGCTTACTTCCAGATGACTTGATGCGATACTATGGAGAAACAGAACTCGACAAAGGCAAAGATGATGAGCTTTTAATGACGCAAAAACTTCTTTTACTTGATGATGAATTTGGGGGTAAGTCTAAAAAGGATGCTAAGAAATTAAAAAACCTTTCTAGTAAACAGTTCTTTAACATTAGACCACCATACGGAAAGCGTAATGAGGACATTAAAAGGTATGCCGTATTGGCAGGTACTAGCAATGATGACGAGATTATTAATGACCCAACTGGAAACAGACGTATAATTCCTATAAAGGTTAAAAGTATTGACTTTAAAGCTATATCTAAAATTGATAAGAACGAACTTTTTATGGAGCTTTACAGAGAATGGTTAGAGGTTGGAGATGAATGGATGCTTACGAAGTCAGATATTGAAGTATTAAAATCTTGCACCACGTACAACGAAACGCCAAGTCCAGAGGAGGAATTGATAATGCAATACTTTGACGTACCTAGTGAAAGTGAAATGACGATGAACTGCGACTTTTTATCGACAACTGAAATAGTCAACTACATAACAAATACAAGTTTGACCAGAATTTCTATAAATGTTTACAAAATTGGAGCGGTTTTAAAAAGTTTAGGTTTTGAAAAGAAGACAAAAAGAATAGGGAGCAACACAAAAGCTGGCTATTATGTTCTTAAAAAGTAAATGTTACTAGTAACAGTTACTAATACGATCGCCTTGAATGCCCACTAATAGCGGATGTGTTCAATGTTATAGCAGAAAAACGCTAAAACTATCATAGCAAGAATGAAAACTTGCACCAACTTTAAATAATATATATAAAACTTTTTAGAAAAGTAGTATAACAATGATAACACTACTAACCACGAGGGTTTCAAGCCTACTTGAATTGAACACATAATGAACACACTAATAACATTTAACCAATGATAAATATAACTAATGAGGATAACATGGAGCTAATGGCTCGCTATCCAGATAATCACTTTGAACTTGCGATTGTTGATCCGCCTTATGGGATTGATGTTACTAAAATGAACATGGGAAGCAGAAAGCGGAGCAAAGAGGATAGAAAAAAGAATTGGGATAACAACGTCCCAGATGAAGGTTATTTTAAAGAACTATTTAGGGTAAGTAAGAACCAAGTTATATGGGGTGGTAATTATTTTTATTTACCTCCAAGCCAGTATTTTATGATTTGGGATAAAGGAGAAACTATGTATGGGCGGGATTTTGCGGAAGCGGAGTTTGCATGGGTAAGATCAGGAGGTACAAGAATATATAAAAAAAGCCCTAATCAGTTAGACCGCATTCATCCCACACAAAAGCATATATCACTTTATGAGTTTTGCCTAATGAACTACGCTAAAGAAGGCGACAAGATACTAGATACGCACCTAGGCTCTGGAAGCATTGCCATAGCATGCCACAATCTTAAGTATGATTTAACGGCTTGCGAACTTGACACAGAATACTACAACGCTTCTTTAAAGAGATTAAAGCAGCACCAATCACAAACAACCTTATTTTAATTATGAAAGACCTAGAAAATTTAACCGCTGCAATAGTATCAAGCCAGTTAACGCTGCACTATTTAGAGCAAATTAAGCACACGAGATACTACCGAGGGAAAGTAAAAGAAACGCTAAGGGCTGCGACTATACAACTTCTTAAAGTTGAGAGCAACGAGTTTGAAAAGATCAACGAAATAAACGAAGAGATCACGCATCAAGTTAGCTCCAATCTAATGGAGGTAATATCCCTAATGCTTGCGGGTGGATTTAGTAACATGATGCTTCTCGGAAACTTGCAGCATGCTTACTATAAAAACCCAAAGGCGATTGAAGGGATTGTTAATAAGGTTTTGAACTCAACAGAATAGTTATGAAGATATTAATATAAATTTTGTATATTACACTATGGAAAATTGGAAAGAAATACCTTCATTTGCTGGATATTATGAAGCTAGCGATTTAGGACGCATAAGAAGAAAAAAAGGAGAAACAATATACAAAGACGGGCGCGTTGCAAATTTCTCTCAAACGATACTTAAACCTTCATTAACCAATAAAGGTTATAATAGAGTTTACCTATCTATGAATTCTAATAAATATACTAAGTCTGTTCATAGATTAGTGGCTGAAACTTTTATAGATAATCCAGAATCAAAAAAAACTGTTAATCATATAAATATGAATAAGCTAGATAATAGTGTATCTAATTTAGAATGGATGACTAACAAGGAAAACATGAGGCACGCATTTGATAACGGAGCATATGATGAACGTAATAAATACTGTATCAAAAATATAACTGATAATATTTAGAATGATTAACCTATATTTATACCAAGAAAAAGCTATCAGAGCCTGCAGGGAAAGTTTAAAACGAGGCAATAAACGCCTTGTTCTTTGCTCCCCTACGGGCTCTGGATAACTGGCAAAACAATAATGTTCAGTTACCTCACAAGTCGCATCATAGCAAACCAAAAGCGGGTGTTAATACTTACGCACCGCTCCGAGCTACTCACGCAAGCGGGGGGAACTTTAGCAAGCTTCGGACTTGACCCAATCCATATAAAGCCATCTTATAAACCTAAATCATTAAAAGGTAGTTTGTATGTAGCAATGAACCAAACGCTTGTAAGACGCTTTAAAAAGCCTTTATACACCCAATGGCTTGCAGAGGGTTTAGACGTGGTAATAGTAGACGAGTGCCACCGATGCGATTTTAACACTATCCTGGAAGCTTTACCAGATCATGTAATAGTTATAGGAGTAACGGCTACACCCGACCGAGTAGGAAACCAGCCGCCGCTAAGCGACTTTTATACTGATATGGTAGAAGTCGCACAAGTTCAGGAGTTGATCAATTTAAACAAGTTAGCCCGACCGATAGCTTACGGTGTTACTTTAGACTTAAGCGGGGTAAAGACTAAGGGTAATGACTACGACACTAACGACGTAGGAAATCGAATGGATAGCATTAAGCTATATCATGGCGTGTATGAAAATTATATGAAGTACACGCCTAATCAAAAAGCAATAGTATTTGCCAGCTCAATAGCTAGTAGTAAAACCCTAGTGGAAAGCCTTAAAGAGAAGGGGCTGCCCGCTCGCCACCTAGATGGGGAAACCTCAACCAAAGAAAGGCGGGAGACTTTAGAGTGGTTTAAGCACACCCCGAACGCTATCCTTTCAAATATGGGAATACTTACCGCTGGATTTGACGAGGCTACTATTCGAGTAGTAATTCTTTACCGAGCCACTAAGTCGCTATCTCTTTACTTGCAAATGGTAGGTAGAGGAAGCCGAACGCATTCGGGTAAAGATTCGTTTACTTATTTAGACTTTGGAAACAATGCGGCAACGCATGGGTTATGGGATCAAAACAGAATGTGGAGCTTAGAGAAAAAAAAGAAACGCAAGAGCCTAGGAGTTGCACCAATTAAAGAATGCCCAAGTTGTGGGGCTTACCTTGCAGCACAATCGAAAGAGTGCAATTACTGCGACCATGTATTTCCACCAACAAAGGAAGAGGAAGAGGAGGCAGTAATAGCAGAACTTAAACTAC